GTACTGCTGTTGCACTTGATAATAATGAACTTGTACTATCTGTTTCAAATAAGAAACCAGTTTGACCAGTTGTCGGTGTTTTAGGTGTAATAGTACCTGCTGAACCGTATGCTGTAAAACCTGAACTGTCAACATTTGTTGTAGCTGTCGGGTCAGCATTTGATGATAAACTAAATGTATTAGTTGTAGCATTTTGTACATAGTAAGTATTTGTGTTAAGTTGTGTCATACCAACAACACCTGATATTACTATTTTGTTACCGTTATTTAATCCGTGACCGTTAGATGTAATCACAACTGGATTAGCCTGTGTTGCACCTGTAATTGTTTTTGTAGCAGCGTCTGTTAAGTCTGCTGCTGTTACTGATACTTTAAAGTTATATGAAGAACCACCTGTAACATTGACTACTTCTCCTGGAGAGAATAATCTTCCGTTACCAGCTTCTACTTTTATTTTTCTAGTAGCTTGTACAACATCAATTGCTGTCGCTGTTGCACCTGAAGTAGCACCTGTTAAAGTGTCTCCCTCTGCAACTGTAGCAGTAGCAATGTTACCTTGTAAGTTTTGGAACCTGATTTGTCCACCTCTTAATTGTACTTCATCAGGAGTTTCATTAGCACTTACACCGTCAGCAAAAGCACCGTATTCTCCGTAACCGTTTGAACAGTTAAGGGCACGAATAACGCCACCTGTTTCTGCGTTAAAACCTTTATCACAATAGTATGTAAAGACAGATACTAACTCTGCTCTACCACCGTTGATAACTGAAACACCTTTACCGTCTGTGTTAATTTGAGTAAAGTCATTGGCAACCATTGATTTGTTACCTGTTGAATGAGCATTACCGTCAATCATCATACCAGTTGTACCTGTGTTAACAGAGGTACAGTTATGCATGTAAGGTGAAGCAGTTGTAATTGCACCACTAGGGTCAAGAGAACAAACATTAGCGCCTGTTGTCATACCTTGGAATGTAAAGAATGAAACATAGTTTGCGTTATTTGTTAATAACATTGAACAAACATTATTTGCTTTTACTGAAGCAACAGCAGCTGTTAAAGCTGCACCGCCACCAGCACCTAATACATTGTCTGCAATTGAAATTGTATCGCCTACTGCAAAGTAACAACCACCGTAAGTTGGTGTAACTGTAATTGTAGATGAACCATCAATTACTACTGTAACTTTTAATCCAACACCATCACCACTTGTCGCTGTAGCAGCAACATTAGTATATGTTCCTGGTGTTCTTGAAGCGTCATTGGCACCTACTGTACCGATTGTTAATGCCTCTGTAGAATTACCTGTTGCTGGTTCTACTTTAGTTGCTCTTAATGAGTCACCAAGTAGTGTAACTTGTGGTGGAATTCTAATCGGGAAAGTTTCTTCAAAAGTTCCTGATTGAACACGAATAGTATCACCACCTGCAACTGTATCAACTTCAAAGTTAATATTTGCCGTTGAGTTACCTATAGCTGCTTTAGCAATTATAGCTGTGTTACCCTCTGACCAACCTTGACCATTATTAATAATAACAATTGTTGGTGTAGATGAACCGTCTGTAATTACATCAACTACTGTACCTGAAGATGAACCACCAGTAACAGCAACATTTCTGTATGTGCCTGGAGTACCACCTGTACCACCTGTAATTGATTTAATTTGAGATATACCATTTGAACCTGCCGATTGACAAGCCTTTTTAATTGTTTTGAAAGGTAATGATTCTGTTCCTGGATTAGTATCTAATCCTTCTGGAGAAACATGAAATGAGTTACCTGAACTCTCTTCAAAGTATTCTAATCCTGTACCAGCAGCGTCAACTCTTAATCTATCTCCTGCTCTACCTATTGGTAGTCTTATAGGACCTGAAGAACCTTGTTGTACAATGTCACCTTGTGTAGTGAATACACCAGATGGCGCACCTTTAACATAAAGAGCCCATTGAGTATTATCTGTACCGTCAGTAGGACCTTGACCTGCTGTTGTATCTATTTTTGCTCTGTAAGTAGAGTTTGAAAAAATTACTGTTTCACCAATTTTGTAAGCAGTGTTAGAAGCATATGTACCTTTGTGTGAAACACCTTCTACTAATAAATCTGCTTTTGTATTATCTGTTGGTAATGTACCTGCAGCTGAACTTACTTTATAAACATAAGTGTTACCACCGTATTGGACAACTTCACCAGTTTTGTAAGCAGTACCGTTAGACCATGTACCTAACATACTGTAACCAGTTGTAATTACTTCCCAATCTGCACCTGAATCTATTGGTGTTACGCCTGTGTTATTTCTTTCTGCAACATACTGATAACCACCGTAAGTTACGATATCGCCTTGTTGATATTGTGTACTGTTTGACCAAGAGTCTTCAAATTCAAGACCTGGTAAAAATACTGAAAATTTTGTTGTATCTAAAACTGCTGAAGATGATAAGTGAGCCGTTGTACATACCCATAATGTTGGTCCGTACTTAACGATATCATCTACTTTATAATAAGTTGCGTCTGCGTGGTCAGTTTTGTATTCTACACCGCCAACCATTTTTTGCCATTTTGTAGGGTTGGCTGCTAAATCTGTTTCAAATAATGTTGAAGATGTGTGGTTTGCTAATGCTATGAAAGCATTTCCACCATATCTTACAACATCATCAGCTATATAAGCAGTTGAACCTGCCCATGCGCCTTTCCATACAAATTTAATTCTCCCTAATACGAAATCTGCCATTTGTTATCCTATGTTGTATAGTTCCTTGTATTTCCTGCTGAACCTGTATTATATGTGAAGTCTGCAAAATATCTAGCAACTAGAAATCCGTCTGCGTTCATATAATAAGTCAGTTTACTGTTATCAAAACGAACACCGTCATACGCTCTTGAGCCTGGTGTTCTACCATCAGCTAATTCTGTTCCTTGGTTTGATATTAATGTTCTATTATATTGGTTTGCGTCACCACTATTAGCGTCATCAACACCATTATACGGAGTACCATAGTCTGCTAAACTAATTGCAACATTTGGATCCGACATAAATGCCTTGGTATAAGTTAATATACCTTCGTCAACTTGGCCATCATTAGCAAATGTTTTTCTTTCTACTTTAAGACCGTGAAAGGCAGATTGGGCACTACTAAAAATACCTGTGTCTGATGTCTTATCTACTAAATATGCCATTAATTAACTCCTTAAATACTATTTATAATACTTTTATTATGTAACTTCTAAAATAGCTGCTACTGCTTCCATTTCAGGTTGAGATGAATCGGAGTTTAATTCTCCAACAACTCTCAATATATCGTTAGCTTCTAAATTGACAGGTTTATCAAGAATTAAAGTGTTTTCTGGCTCAATTTGAGTTGATTTTGCAACATGATGAAAAGTAGTACCACCGTCTGTAGTAATTTTAACATCAACATTTCCATAGTTTGTTACACTTTTATTTGAGATATATAATGCGTGTATAACTGCCGTACCATTTGATGGTGCTGTGTATAAATTAGCACCATTACCATCTGTTGTAACAACTGTCATACCTGCGTTTTTAAATGCACTTGCCATATTTTATTAACTTCCAAATACGATAGCATATGCGAGAGAATCACCCTCACCAACAAGTACATCACCTGTTGTTGTGCCATCTACTGTTAAATTTCCTGTTGTAATTACAGTACCAGTTACATTGGGTAAAGTAATTGTTCTATCTTGTGTTGGTTCTGCAGCCGTTAAAGTTGTTTCATATGCGTTTGCTAAAAAACCTTCAAAGACTAAATTAGAACCGTCTAAAAGAATATCTACATTTGAACTAGCGCCGTTAGTTACAACATCTTGTAAAGTAACCGAACCTGCACCACCAATTTCTTTAACAACATTACCTGTTGTTTTAGTATAAAACTTACCGTCTGTAATATTTACTGCTAACTCACCTACTGCTAATGCATTTGCAGCTGGTATAGAAAGAGCCGTCTCACTTCTTTTTGGTTTTATTACCGTAGCCATTATTTACTATGTTTTCTAATCTGTTTAATGAGTTTATCTTTAGTAAGTCTTTTGTCTAATTCAACACCAATTTTTCTGCCTAGTTTTTCTAACTCAGCTTTAGTTTGTTTTTTTAAGTGTTTTAAATCTGTATTTAATTCCCAATTCTTTTTTAAAACTAAAGGTTTCATATAAGGATTAATAATCCAACTTTTAATTTTATTCCACAATTTCATTAGAATGAACCTCCGTCAACTGTAATAATAGAAACATCACCTGAAGAAACTGCAAAGTTATCAGATGTAAATTTAGATACACCAATATTTGATGTACTTGCTAATTCACCTGTTATTGTAAGTGTTTGACCTGAAGCGACTGTATTGATACCTTCGCCTGCTAAAAACTCCATAGGGTTACCAATTTGAACTGCACCTTGTGAAGAACCTTCGTCTGTAAATGTAAAGTTTTCAATCTTAGCACCGTCAATACTACCTGCTAACATAGCGTTTGTAATACCTAATGCTTTAACTCTTAATGCGTCTGCGTTAACTTCAATAGATGAACCGTCAACTTCTACATCCATTTGGTTACC